AATAACATTTGTTGCAGACTTGGCCCTCAACTTAACATAATGAGATAGAGACCAATAGCCCATCTTGAGTTTACGTCTTAAAAAAGAAAGTGCTGAATTTAGAACAACAAGGCTGTCATATGCAAATGATCCTATCTTGGCCAAAAGATTATTTTGAATAAGAAAATTGTCATATTGATCGCCATGTATCACTAAAAACTTTCTACCATCTACTGTTGTGTAATCCACACTATCAGAGACTTCTATATCTCCAAACTTAAATCCTGTAGGTAAAGAGCGAAAAATTTCATCATGGTTACCTAGAACATAATGAACGTTTACACCCTTTCTAGACATTCTAAGAATCTTTTGAACTACAGTGTTATGCTCAGGCTTCCAAACAAATCCTTTGCCTAACTTCCAGATATCAATGATATCCCCTACCAAATAAAGATTTTCGGGAAAATTCGATTCCAAACTTTTTAGAAATTCAAGTAGCTCATTGTGCTTGCAGGAAACAGTACCTAGATGAATATCTGAAATGAATATAGATTTATATTTCATTATGTAAGAACTTTTATAGTAGTAATCATAGCACCAACATTTCCACTTTTGCTTCTCTTGCCATAATAAGACTTCTTTGAAAGCTCTCGGACCATTTCTCATTGGCTTCACCGGAGCAAAACATAATTCGTTTAATACCAGATTGAATCATACCTCTGGTGCAGTCAGCACAAGGAAGTAAGTTGCTTACGTAAGCAGTGCATCCTTCAAGAGGAATCCCATTCCTAGCCGCATTGTATATAGCATTTCGTTCGGCATGCTCAACCCAGAAGTATTTCTCTGGTCGGTCGTGCCGTTCATCTATATCGTCGTTGATACCACGACAAAAGCCATTATAGCCTGTAGTCCTGACTTCATGATTTGGTCCGACAATCACGCACCCTACTTTGGTGCTTCTGTCTTTACTTTTCTTTGAGACTAAAGTTGCCATCTCAATGAAGTACTGATCCCATTCCATCAGCTGGTCATTCCTTTCCACGGTCCATTCATCATAGGCATCCAATGTGTTGGAGCATCACCTTCAACTTGTGCATATTGTGTTCGTTCATTTGTGGCTGAATAGTACCAGCGATTTAGACCCGGATATTTAAATCCAAACCTAATCCATTGCTTATCAATATGAGAGACAATCACCTGCTGCCACTGTAATGTGGTGCCGACGATTGTCTTCTCATATGTTTCTATAGGTTGCCACTCACAGTGGAGTGACGAGTCCTCTATCTTCAAGGTCTTCTCTTGCAATAATGTATGATTTCACAATGTCACTTCTAACAATATCGTCTCGAGTAAACTCAATAACATCAAAGGCATGCATCCTATCAATCACTTTGAAGAAGTCTCTAAAGCCAGATTCTTCCTTGCGAGGATTTAGATCGTTCTGCTTGATGTCACCGGCAAAGATAACCTTGCAGTTCCTACCGATACGAGTAAACACCGAGTGTAGTTCGCTCGGTGTCATATTTTGAAACTCATCAACAAAAATTACAGAATCGTTGATGGTAATACCTCTAACAAATGAGGTGGTCATGAACTCAACGACGCCCTTGTTCTTTAGGTAGTCATATGCATCGCCTCTCCCGAAAAGCTCAGAGAATATAGCATAGTAAGGTGCTTCATAGACTTTTGATTTCTCCTTGTTAGAACCAGGAAGAAAGCCCATATCTCTAGTCGGTACTACCGACCTTACAATGGCTAACTTTGTTTGTTCTTTGCCATAGAGAATATTCTTCATACCCAAATATGCGGATAGGAATGATTTACCGGTACCTGCTGAACCTATCAGCAGTAGGTTTTTGCCACTATCCCATGCATCAAATGTTCGTTCTTGGTTGACTGTCAGCGGATCAACATCTTTAAGATTAAAATTTAACTTTTCACTTGTTGCTGCAGTAGTCTCGTCGCCACCTTTGCGCGAAACTTGCTTATGGGTTCTACGTTCTTTTCTGGAGAGTCTCTTAGTTGCTGGCATGAAGTTCCTTTAGAAAGTATTAACCGTCGATTTCGTTAACCCCTTCGAATGCGCCTTCTTGATTTCTTTCAAACGATCACGGAACCCATTGTCAGGCTTTTTCAAGCCAAGTCTGATAGAATCGCCAAGTGATGGAGCGCTGACGATCTGTTGTTGAATATGGGGATTGGACGCTAAGTATTCCTCCCTTTCTGCTATGGACATAATCTCGGTGAGTTGTTCACCGGTATTTGTATTTAAAAAAGTGTATGTCGGCACTAGCGATTCCTTAGTTCGGAAGGAGAAGATACCCAATTGTAATCCGGTTCATCATCATCCATATCAAGGATGCGATCAACATTCTTAGAGCGAATTAGGTTCTTCATACGCTTCTCCCTCCGCTTCTCCTTATTGCTCTTATAGTCAGAGCTGTAATCTTCCTCATAGTCATCCCACTTATTGCGGCGGGAAGGCTTACTCTTACTCATGTCGGGATAAGTCCTGGAAATGCTAGATTGATAAGGTCAAGGTTGATACCCGGATATGGAATCTTCTTATCCTTAACGGCAAGAAGTAGCTTGGCATCTTCCGGATCAAGACACTCAAGCATTTCAACAAACAATGTTTCTCTACGCAGTTGCTTGAGGTTAGAATTACCACCCTTAATGAAAAGATAGAGCTTACGGACTTCGGTGAATAGTCTATGTTGCTGGTCAACAAGATCGGAAGGTTTATATGGAGGTTTACCTTCAGGTAGCAACCAAGTTACATATGGACTTAAAGCACCGGTAAGAATAGCCCTAAGTGCAGTCGAGTCATGCGCTCTAAGAAACTCAGCCCTTTGATCAACATTCGGTATATTAGAGGCAGCCTTCAGTACTTCGGCTATACTTAGTCGTCTCATACAAATTCTCCAATTGAGTTAGTCAAGTTCTTCAGCTTATTGGCAATGAAGTAGTTGAGTAGATTAGTTGCCTTCTTGCCACACTGAACATTATAGCTATCCATAATATTGATCTTAACCTTTTCTGGGATAAAGTCAAGGTCAATCAGACTACGGTTGCGCATGTAGTTGCAATAGTTAGGATGATCAAGCTTACCATCAAGCTTCAAGCTGATAAGTGCATCAAGCTTCTTCTGGGTAACTGGAGACTGACGCTTGCCAACAACCAGGCAATTATCATCACTGAGGATATTAGGGATGCCGTCGCCAGTATCACCCTTGATCACATGTTCCTGGAGAAAGCGTTCCGGATCATTACACACAATCTTCTTCTTACGGACGGGATCATATTGCTCCACATTTACATACTTCTGGAGCTGCTGGAAGTCCTTATCACCGGACAGGATAAGAATCTTCTCTTGATGGTTAATTGCCATAAAGGACCAATCGTCCTTGACAGTACCAAACTTATGACACAATGTGCCAATGATATCGTCTGCTTCTGCAGTTTCAACATCAATTACGCGGTATGGGAAATATTCTTTGAGTTCTGCACGAATCTTGCCGAGGCATTCAAAAATTGCCTTCCAGTCAAGTTCGGACTCTGCCTGGGACTTCTTGCGGTTGGCCTTGTAGTAGGGATACTGTTGGCGCCGCCAGTAGTTTTTATTATCGCAAGCAATAACCAGTTCGCCGTATTCCGGACCGAACTTTGTCTTATACATTCTAACAGAGTTGAGAACCATATGGCGTACCATATTCTCTTCAATCTGAGCATTAGTGTGGTTACCCAGTTGGACCATAATATTAGACAGCATCACCTGCGAGAGGTCAAGGATGATCATTTTATAGAGAGCTTTTCAGCTCTTCTCCTGTATCGGGGTTATAACAATCTTCACTTTATCGGAAACTTCTATGTTTCCATCCGAGTCGACTTGTTCGAATAAGTTGTCTGCTATAAGCTGTAGTGGGTGAGGTAAATCATAGATCTTGTTTAGAAAAGATCTAGCAGACTCTACAATGAGTGCACCGTCTTTGAGAAAGTGCATCTCATCAGATGGTTGGAATCCAGCAAGCGCCAAGTTATCAAAAAGCATAGGGATGACTTGTTCTAGCGCTTGTTGGATATGAACTTGTCTAACAACGTCAACCGTCTCTTCTACTTCTTCAATACTTTGAGGTTGAGGCATATCATTCAAAGTAGATTGTCGCTTCCGAGGGAAGGGTATGACGTTGTTAGGTCCGTCCATGTTTGTATATTATCTCACTTCTTGGATAAAGTCAACACTATTTATACTTTTGGCTTGATTATCTAGTTCTTACGTAGGAAGCTTTGACATTACCCCGACGAACTATCTCAAACCCATTGGCCAGGATATAGTCTTCAATTGCCTGATGATCATACATCCAGATGTCATCATAGACAAAATGAGAACCTATGTTTGTTCTAGTCAAGAAGAAGTCAGTTTCTTCACGGACAATTTCGTTAGTGTGTGGGCCATCAAAGAATACTAAAGCATAGCTATTCTCAATCTTCTTGTGATCATTGTAAACCGGTACGCCGTCTGCAAATCGCTTAAAGAATTCAGTGTCTTCCATGCAGAAGAAAGAAAAATTCAATCCGCTGCGGTAAGCATAGAAGTAAAGTGATGGAATAATCTCGTTCGCAACATCCATAGGAGTATATTACCATCTTTTTTGTTAACTGTCAACTAAAATTTTGGATTTTACCCATCAAGCTACTGCTACTACTTCAGAGCCAC